CCATCCGCTCAAAATGAACGAAACCACGAGGAGCATCGGTTTTAATAAACCAAGCATCCGTGTCCGTAAGATAGTGGTTAACGACATAACCCTGCGGAAGCATACCCATGTTCCGCGTAGCGTTAACATCGTTGTCGGCACTTCCCGGACGAAGGGTTGATTCAAGTAGTCTGTCTGCAACAAATTGCAGAGCAGGTGGTACAATCAACTTTTCGCCACGAACCGATACCTTGAGTCCACGCTCATCAACAAAGGCAGCAATGTCGATAAGAGCATTTTCAAGGCTGGTTTCGTTCAGGTCAGCTGCTGTGCTTGGCTCGTTACGAAGATCATTATTATTCGTAAGAGGGTGATCCGTTGCACAAAGCTCTTTGCCGTCACCGCCAGTGAACGTGCTATCAAAAGCATTATTCAACGTAGCAGCACCCTTCACCTGTTTGGTGTTGGCCATGCTACGTGCCAAGGCTTTCGTATAGCGCGAAGCTAGACGGTCATAGAGATTATCTTCAATTGCTTCTTCCGTAATGGAGAAAGCAAGCGCGATAGTCTCATGCGTATACCTTGCGGTGTACGCTTCTTGGGCGTCGTCAAACGAAACGGCTGAACCTTCAGCTTTCACTGGGGCTGAACCAAAACCAGAGAGCATAACTTCTTCTTCAAAGGCACGCTCTGAAGATTCCGTGTCATAAATCTCTGATGCTTCGTCGTCGTATCTGGCATACTCAAGACCGAAAAGGGCATTGAGGCCAGGTTCTAGCTCTTTTGCTAGTTGGGCTCTACTAATAGCCATTTTTCAATCCTCCTATACGCCAGTGGTTGAAGGAGTACCAGCCGCAATAGCACCATTGTTGCTATTGAAGTGGTTATTCAACCGTACAATTGCCCCGATACCAGCTGCTGAAAAATCAGCATTTTCTGGATCATCAACCCAACCTACTATACGCATTTGCAGAGCAGCCGTGGTAGCAATCGTACTGATCGCAAGGCGACCTAACGAAACACCAGTGGAGTCTGTTCCTGTGATAGCAGTTGAGAAGTTAGCATTAGCAAAAACTGCGGCACGAGCCGTAGCTTTACTTGTCCACGAAGCATCCGTTGCAATTACATAAAGCTGCATTGGATCATCGTTGACATATGCTTTTACCGGGTGATTGGAATCTGCCCCAGAACCGGGCCAGTAGTTACTCCAAACAGTTTTTCCAGTGGTACTCGACACATACTCACACCCCTGAAATACGCCAAGCAAACCAACGGTTCCACCAGCAGCCGCTCCGGGAGCGTCAATATAGCCAGTGGAAAGAGGTATCACAGGTTCGCCGTGATACAACTTATTGGTATTGCCGTTTGCAATTTCATACGCGGAGTATTGGGTCATACCAGTGGAATTAGAGGCTCCGCCCTGTTTACTCAAGGGACGAAGGCCAAAGCTTCCATTAGAATTAGCCATCTATTCTCTCCTAGTCCTCTCCTTGAGGACCTCCAAAAGTTACACGAGATTGCCTATCAGGTTTATTGATAGGCATAGCGGGATGTTGTTCACGAGCTAAGTCGTTATCAACCGCCGCCATTTGATTGCGAGTCATGCCGCGATAATAATCGTTGCGTTCATCGACAACCTCAACCGGAACTCTTGCAAGTAAAAGACCACCTACACCTATAACACCAGAATGTTTGCCATCCTCGATGGTCGGAATATCGAAATCAGGATATTCATCACCACGTACCAGTTCCCATCCCTCACGAGATCGTGCTGCTACGTTTTTACGGTCATCAAAACCCATAACTTCGGCCCGTATCCAACGATGTTTGTAACCCTCTGGAGGGGGTGGTGCGTCCAACATGGACGGTGGCTTCCAAGGTTCCCTGCGTGCTTGCCTTGCACGAGTTTGGTCGGCTCTTGGCGTTCTCGTAGACTTTTGGCGAGTTGTGTTCTCAGTATCCATAGCTAGCTCCTCACATATTTTGCATATTCTTCAAGTGGCACATTAAGCCTCTTCGCAATAGCAACTTGTGAAGCGGTTAGCCGCACAGTTTTTCGTCCACTTCTGTTGCGGGATTTGGAAGATTCAGCCGACGCGACCTTTCTTCCCCCGTTAGACTTAGGACTTGATTCAAATTTCTGTGGAAATTCGGTTCTCATCCTTTTGTCAAGCTCATCGTAGTAGTCATTTGAGGTAGGGTCAAAGCCTTCATCCTCAATTAAACGTCTATGTACCCCAAATGCGGCATATGTCATAACCTCATCTTCGCCAAACCATTGGTTTTTCTGCGCCCAAGCCTCTGCTTTTGGGTCAGCTTTAACGGGTTGTTGAGGTTGTTGAGGTTGTTGGGGTTGTTGTGTTGCAGGAGCTTCAGTAGGCTGGGGCTGCGGAGCTTTTGCCACATTAACTCGTGATCTTTCCAAAGAAAGCTGAGACAAAGCTTCTTGAGCATCTACAATTTTATCAACGTCGCCTACTTCATGGGCTTCTTTCAAAGCCTTTTTAGCTGATTCCAATTGAGAATCAACCCGTCCTTCAAACTGTTCAATATAACCTTTATCTAGGTTATCAAGACGAGTTTTTAAGTTTTCATTTTCCTTACGAACACTTTCAGCAAACTCTATTGCCGTTTGCTTTTGACGCTCCTCTTCTCTAAACCGTTTGGTAAGATCGTTAATCCTACCTTTTACGTTAGAACTATATTCTTCAAGTTCATCAGAAGAAGCACTAACTTTTGGCTCTGACTCTGGCTCTGAAACAGGCTCAGATTCAGGAGACAAATTTACTTCCGTAGCATTTTCTTCAGAATCACCAACATCAATGTTGGCTTCGTCTAATTCAGGTGGCATGGCTTTTCTCCATGGTTTCCTTCTTCTTTCTGGTTAAACATGCTTTATGTCGTCAGGTTCTAGGATAGTCGCAATAACTTCGTCGTCATTTATGATACGAACTTCGCCACCATCAATTTTAAATCGAGCACCAGCATAACGTCCTATGCAAACCCAATCACCTTCTTGGCACCAAGGGTTATGAGGTTCTCCAAATTTAGATTCATCCTTATAAGCCAAAGGTCCTACCCGGAGAACGTAAGCAACAACCGTGGCTAAAGCTTCACGGTCTATGACAGCGTCTGGGATGTGAACACCCCCGTCTGTCATTGCCTTGCCCATATAAGGCATAACTAAAAGCCGCCAGCCTGTCGGTTGTGGAAGGCGTTCTTTAAGGTTTTTCTCTACAAGAGAAGGATCTAAAACTTTTTGGTTTTTTTCAACATACGCAGAAGCTACTGCGGCATTTTTCGACGCTGCAACGTGGTCGGGCACGTATAAGGTTTTGGTCATTCTTCCTCCGAAGATTGCAAGAGATCCTTAATCTCTCGTTCAGCAAATTCTAACCCACTAAGCTCTCCAACGAGTTGCTTGTACGATTCCATATCTTTCGGAGAACCGTGTAGGATAGCATTCTGTGTTAATTCTATGCGTCCTTGTATACTCTTTAATAACGAATATGCAAAGGTCGTTGGGTCTGCCATTAATAACTACCGCTAAATTTCTTTCCTTTAACCGCTCCGCCTTTAGCGTACCTTATAGGACCGCGTTCAGTAAAGCTCATTCCGCCCTGCCTGTAACCCAGATCATCTTTGTCGTCGTCTTCCACGCCTGTTTCCATAAGTCTTTGTTCTGCGTTGTCAGTTGATGAACCTACATAAGCAATGCTGCCTTGGCCGCTTCCTCCGTATTCGGTTGTAGGGCCGCTTGTTATGCCTTCGTTAGTTTGTTTTTCAAAAACATTCCAAACGTCGTTTTTCCCATCCCCATCGCTATCAAAACCTTCATACGAGCCGTTAATTTCTTTAGCACGATCTTTTGCGTCAGATTTTTTAGTAAACTGATAGCTACCACCTTCCTTATAAGGAATAGGCTTACCGCTTTTTGTTTTAGGCATCAGAAGGTCCCCTTTCCGCCGTTGTTATTAAAATGACGAGCACGAACCTGGTTCTCAGTACTCTTGATCAGAGAACTGTCTTCTGAATGCTCTTCCTTGTTCCGCATCAAAGGCTTCATTGACCCTATGCTTATAACCATAACTGAACCGCCTTTTTTATAAC